GACTTAACAGCACCGCCTTTATTATAACCACCACTGCCTATATTTCCGCCACTAAAAAAATCAGTCTCTAAAAGTTTTATAATAGCTATATCAGACATATTGGCGTCAGAGTCTTTTAAAAAATCTTTAATAGACTTAACTTCCTCTTTTGAGTAGCCTTTAAACGGTCCAGATTTATACTTATCATCAGCCATCAGTCATCATCCTCCTCTATAACAGCTTTAGGTGGCATGAGCATAACACCACCGCTTGCCTCTACCTGCATCTTTTCTGTTTTCACCAAACCTACACGGTCAAGCAGTTCTTTGGCAGCACCCATCTTATCACGTATGCCTAACTCTGTAGGGTCATACAGCGCACCTGTCATCGCCATCGCTGCTTTTGGCGCATTACGTGCCATGTACATTTGAGTCGCCTCAAGTATCTCTTCTTTAAGACCTTTAACAATTTCTGNAGTACTAGAAGTGTCAGCATATCCCGCCAGTTTCTTTGCTTGCANCATGTCACCACCTGCTTCTTCAAACAGGACGTTAAGTAGTGCTTGNTGTTTTTCTGTAAGTTGTCTAGCCACTAAACTCTCCATGATGCATTGCGTGGGCTAATTTTGTNCTACGCGATTTTACCTGAACTGCCCACCTGCTGTCAAGCATTTCTTTTGCTGCGTTGTGGTAGTCTTCACCTTCAATAGCCGCCCACATTTTTTTAAATTTACATAAACGTGGCACACCCATATTAAATGCCATGTCCATGACTACAAGTTGACGTACAGCGTCTAGCTTGTTAACGCAAGGGTGCGCCCGAACAAGTTCTTCCTCAACGATCTGTACGTCATTCCCTGCTAGATACATAGCATCAGCTTCAGAGATACCGTGTTCATAGATAGTGTCCATGTTAGGAATATCCATCCACTCCAGTTCTTCATCAGTGATGCCACGGTCTTCTAGGTTACGTCCAATACCTACGGTATCAATTCCTAGTGTGTCTTTATATACTTGAAGGCGTAGACCCTCATGTTTAATTAGTTTTTCAATAAAATCTTCTCTACGATATTTCATTTCTCATGTCCCATCCACACCGCAAATGCACCTGTCATGGCCCCCGTGACTACACTCACCAGTGCTGCTTGTTGACTTGTTGGGTCTGGCAGTGTCATAAACCACTCCACTACCCGCCAAGCGGATAAGGACATCCCAAGCATCATCAGACGTGGTAGTATCTTCCACTTCAACAATCTTTCCATAGTTACTTCTGCCACGATTCTTCCTTGCTTGTTCTTCCGTTGTTCGCTCGTGTAAGCCCCATTTCGCCACTAGGACTTCCCCTTTCCGAATAACCTAGTAGCACTGCGAACACCAAAGCTGGCAGCAACAATAACGCCAAGACTATATTGATACCATTCAGGCATGGCTTGGAGTTGGGCAAATCCGTTTGCAACTACTTCTTCCATACCCGGAACGAACGCAAGAATGAGAGGTATAGAGAATAGAATAGTAAGCCACTCATCTTTCCACGATGACCTACTTCCTTTAGCCATTTCCAAATCCCAATCAAGTTCGCCTGTAGCCCTTCTTTCCATGACTGTAGCTTCTGCTTTAGCCCGTGCAACTTTTGCACCAGTTTCTGCTTTAGATTTTTCAACTTTTCCATTTAACCAAGTTCCTGCTAAATCTGCAATAGGTCCGATTAGTAAGTTTAACATTATGCGCCTCTTCTAAATCTTGCCGTTTTCTTTGCAATACCTTTAGGTTGTTTAACAAATTGTTTACCTGATGCCTTGCCTTTTCTTTTTGCCCTAGTTGTAGCAGCATACTCTGCACTTGTCAAGGACTTTATTGCTTTTTCAGGTAAATACCTTTCACCTGTCTTTGCAGAGGGTTTACCAGATTTAGTACGCCACTTTTGGCTAGTCCANTCTTTTAAACTTTTTTGTGGTGCTTTCATTACTTTCTTGACTTCTCTATAGCTTTAAATGTTTCACGTAAACTAGGCGGCTTTTCGTTTTTTGGGTCATACTTACACTGTATTTCTTTTGGAAAGTATTCGCTAGTGTTTAACCACACATTATCTACAGTATTGTTAGGACCATAATATATACAGAGTCTTTCACCATCTATAGTTTGACACCCTTGTAGTCGGCATATCACATATTCTGGAGTTGCATTAGCTGCCATGCCTTTAAGAAATAATATAAATCCAACAAGACAACCTGCACCAAATAGTGCCATTAATATCCATGCCACAATTTCAACAAACTTACGCCTACGTTGCCTTTGTTTGTATAGTGTTTCTTGGCGTTGTTTTCGGATGGTTCCTTCCATTTTTACAAGTTGATCCCATTTGGATTTACCCAAAGTCAAACCAATCCAGTTTTGCAATTCCCTGCGTTGACTTTCAGCTTTTTGCTTGGCTGCAAATGTNTCCATCGCTTCCTGTTCTACAGACTTACCTGCAAACAGCTTCTTAAAGATAGGCGGGTTTTTCGCTTCTTTCTCAAGCATGTCTAGGTCGCTAAGTGCGCCCATCCATCTGCCTAAGTCAGATGCCATAGATTCAATATCACGGCCTACTTGGAAGCCTTTCTTGATAGCACCAAACGCCGCAGAGGCTGTTGCCATCGCACTAATCGGGTCCATTATGCTGCTTTCTTTAGCGGGTTATCTGCTTCTACTCCCATCCACTTGCTCCATTCACCGTAGTAATGGCGCATTCCCACCTCATCGTGGATGGTTCCGTTCTCATGTCTGCCATGCAAAATATTACGTGGTTCAGTTCCGGGCCTCATTGTTGTACCCTGTCCCGCTACACCTATAAGGTCTTCGTGCAAGTTACGTCCAAACGGACCCCATATAGAGTTATGATGCTCAATGCGTGTATTCCGTTCTTCTGGTGTATCACTCTTCAGGCCGTATCCTCTAAACTCAATCAATACCTTGTCAGGTCCAAGTGGCGTTACGCTATCGCTACGATAGGCACTACCACGTAGGTTAAAGTTATAGCCGGGAAACAAGTCTACCATGTACCACTGATTTGGTGGCAAGTTGGGAAAAGATAACTCACCCCTGTCTTCAAATCCCTGATACTCTTCATAGTTAACAGTAAAGCTGCTGACATTAACATGACCATTATCAAAAGGCACGTTTTTTCTAGCAAAGTACTCATCGTTAAATCCAGACACACGGTTGAAGTAGTGCATGAAGTCGTGGTAGAACTCACTGTTAGTGTCGTGCCACAGTTTGTAGTTTGTGCCTATAATAGCTTTGTGGTAATGAAATACTTCTAGTTCTTCCGTATCAATAGCATCAGCAATGCAATCAAACGCCCCACAAGTCCACTCCTCTACGCTCATGGTAGGGTTCCTGTTTAGCGTGACCCACACCATGCCACCATGCTTTACCTCACAAGGTAGTTCACCCCAGCCCCGTGCGTGATAACACAGAGACATGTCATTACCTGCAGGTGACATAACACCCTTGTTTATAAATGACCTATAGCCATTGTCAAACTTTATAGTAATAATATTTTGCCCAGCTATCTGTGCAGTCCTGTAGCTTCCTATGTGTTGCATCTCACTCTTGTGAAATGCAGGAACCCATACCTTTGAAAAAATGTTTTCTAATTCTTCCTCAAACAAACTTTGGTCAGAGTATATGAGAGAGTTTACATATTCTACATTGGGTTGTTTAGTCCAGTTCGTATGATTACGTGGGGGCATTAATATACCTTTACATTACCTTCTGTTATAAATTTAGGTACGCAATAAGAGGTGATAAGATTTCCCTGCTTGTGTAGTGTTTGAGCGTACCAAACGCATTCTCGTAGGTCTTTGAAGTGCATGTCACTGCTTACTAGCTTTTTGTCATCCCCCACACCGACAAATACGAATAGGAGAAAAACATGTAACATCTAATTCCTGTAACCTCCTCCTGCTTTTTTATATGCAGACGCAAGCATCTGGGCTTTTCTTGCCGACCACTGACCGGGTGCGCCACCCTTACCACCAGCCTTAATGCGGTTAAACTGTTGTTTTCTCATTCCGGGCTTAGTGTAGTTGCCAGCTTCATTAACTCTACTCTTGCTCTTCGGCGAACCGCCTTTCGCAAGGTTAACCTTTCTAGCTGGCTTCTTTTTCGCTTTTGCTTTTGCAATCTTCGCCATCGTGATAATCTCGCCTCTTTGTGTTGTAAAGAAATGTCCATAGATGCTGCCCTCTATATTAGGCTGCTTCTCTACTACTCCAGTAAATAGTTCCGTAGTCGTGTAGTATTTCTTGTCCTTTGGCTATNTCTTGAAGTGCGTAGAACCTAATAAAATTATCGTCCTCTTCATATACATCCCACTCTGCATTAGGAGTTTTGCTGTGGTTGTATATCATAGCCAACCCTAACGGAATGCAGTACAAGTCATCTTCCCCTTCATATGGAGAATAAAACATGTAGTCGTGAAGAACACACTCATCGCCTATGTCGCTTTCGCTAGAAACCAGATAAGGACATAACTCTATAGTATCACCTACAGAATAGTCCTTATCCGCAAAAACTCCTAGACCGTGTATTTTAGATTTAGCTACGTAAGGCAATTAACGCTTCTTTTTTGCCATACCACCACGCATCATCTTTTTCTTCCTAGACATCTTAGGCATACCGCCGCCCATCATTTTCTTCTTCATCATACCGCCGCCACGCATTTTCTTCTTAGCCATTTTTGCCTTGCCATGCATTGCCATTTCTTAATCTCCTTCTGTCAAGCACTAAAGCATCATATACGTCTTCTGGAAAATGTTCGTAGTAATTAGACTTTTCCAGATATAACGCTGCATCGTCTAGTTTAGATAATAACTGCACAAAGACCATACAGTAAGATAGGCTGTCATCAGTAACCCCGTCATCTATGAGGAAATTAAGTCCAGCCTCTGTTGCGTCATAGTCGGGGTGGAACACCATCAGGTGCAAATCAATACCTGCCACTGACGCCAACTCATTTATGCCATCACAGTACCCATCTAGGTATTCCATGTCTGGCAAATTTTCTTCTGCCCACACTACGATTTCATAGTCGTGGTCATTAAAAGTACGGACCTCTTGCATGAGTCCGTCTAGACCTGTATTAATACTAAAGACTACTTTATCATCAGCCCATGCTTTTCTAGCATAGGGACAAGGTGGTAGACCATTTAGTTTTGCGTTAGGTACTTCTAAAAAGTCTTTTGACCACTTGCGTATATCTGCTTCAACTCTATGCACGTTTATTTCGTTTGCCAGCAGTCTTTGTTCTAGCAAAAGACCTGTTCTGGGAAGGACGCTGAAGAGCAAGATTGCCACGCCTATTGTCACGAGGATTGCCATTCTTGTGTGCTACATCCTTACCGTCACCACGCTTTGCTGCTCCCGTTTTCATTAATGCCCCACGGGCAGCATTACGAGCAGTTCTACGTTTTATTTGGTCTGGCTTACCTTGATAATTGTCATACTCTTTACGGTAGTTGCGTTTCTTTGCAACACCGCCAACTGCCATCTTTTTACTTTTCTTGTTTTTAGCCACAGTTTTTTTCTTCTGACTTTCTATAAACTTTCTAAAAATAGCAGCGGCGGCTATTTTACCTGCCGCCTTTGCCCTCTGCTCCATAGCTATAGCAGCTTGTGTTTTGTGTGCATCGGTTCTGTCTGACGCTTTAATTTTACGCACACTAGCTTCAGCATCTTTTACTGTAGCAAACTTTAACCCTGTTATAGTTCCTTTAGGGTCTTCGTCTGTGTACAGATCGCTATGCTTCTTAGACTTTGCGGGTTGGCCTTTTTTTCTTGGCACTCGTGGATTTGACATTCTTAACTACCCCAGATAAAACTTTTGATTGTTTAGCATGAGCCTTTGAAGCCTTCTTTAGTTTACCCGCTACATTCTTTAGCTTTTTTAGTTGTGTATTTTTCATCATTTATTCTTTGTAATTTTATTGTAGGCTTCCATGCCTTTTGGCCCACTAGCACGTAACGCACGTAGACCTGCATTGTCTTTTACTGCACCACCATTAGAAAGATACATGTGCTTTTTTCCATTAGCCATGCCACCCATAGCCATTTGCATTGGACCTTTTTTCTTTGCCATGCCACCTTTGTTTACGGCTAATTCTTGTTTTGCGGGGGCTGGTGCTGGCTCTGGTGTTTTCTCAGGTCGCCCACCTGTAACAAGTCCAGCAGGAGGAGTTTCTAGTCCACGACTTTTCATTTCAGAAAGAACAGAACGAATTTCACTTGCAGATAAACCACTATTCTTATTCAGCATACGTCTAAGTTGCTCATCTGATTTTTCATTTAAGTCCATCTTACTTACCCTTCTTCTTTGTTTCAAATACGAACTTCACACCATTCTGTTTCTTCTTGGGCTTGGGCTTTGGTGGAGTTACTTTTGATTTAGGTTTTTTAGGCTTTGGTTTAGGGAGTGCTATCTGTTTGTCTTTGCGGGGGTCAGGCTTTGTTTTAGCTTTTGGCACATATTTACCGTCATCAGTTTTTACAAATTTTGTTTTTTGTGCTTCAGTAAGTTT